ATGTCCGCACTTCTCTTGATGCCACCGGCGCTCGAGCCGGTTTCGCTTGCCGACGCCAAACATTTTCTACGGGTCGCGCATGACGACGACGATGACGTGATCGCGGCGCTGATCGCCGCGGCACGGGTGCATGTGGAGGCGCAGACCCGCCGCGCGCTGATCGCGCAGACCTGGCGGCTGGTGCGCGATGTCTGGCCCGCTTCCGGACGGCTGCCGGTGCTGCCGGTGCCCTTGCAAGAGGTGACGGCGATCCGGGTGTTGGATACCGATGGTGGCCTGCATCTGCTCGATGCCGAGGATTTTGCGATCGACAGGGTGTCGGCGCCGGCGGTCCTCGCATTCACGCGTGGTGCGCCTCGGGTGCCGGGCAAGCTTGCGGCCGGCATCGAGGTCGACATTGACGTGGGCTATGGCGAGGAGCCGGACGACGTTCCGGCGCCACTGCGCCAGGCGATCCGCATGCTGGTCGCGCATTGGTACGAGAACCGCGGCGTGATCGCGGCCAGCGGCGAGGTGGCGGCGATGCCTCAGTCGGTGTCGTCGCTGATCGCTCCGTTCCGGGTGCTGTCGCTATGAGCAATCCCGCATTGTTGAGCCGCCGCCTCGCATTGGAGGCGCCGGTGGACAGCGCGGATGGTGCGGGTGGCGTTGTACGCAGCTTTGAAGCGGTTGCGACGCTGTGGGCGGAGGTGACGCCGGTTTCGGCGGCACGCGCGCTCGAGGCGGACCGGCTCGGCGCACGGATCACGCATCGCATCGGCATCCGCTTCGCCGACGACATCACCACCAGGCATCGCTTCCGCGAAGGCGCGCGCATCTTCCGTATCGTGTCGGTGCGCGATCGCGACGGACGCAAGCGGTTTCTGCAGATCGAAGCGGAAGAACTCATTTCCTAGTCATTCCGGGGCGAGCGCGAAGCGCGAGGGCCCGGAATCCATACGCACGTTGTTGGTTATGGATTCCGGGCTCGCGACGGAGCCTGTCATCGGGCCGGCCCAAGAGGGCCCGGACCCGTTGGTCGCGCCCCGGGATGACCAGCATCAGGAAAAAGTCATGTCCACAGCAACCGCAGCCTTGCGCGCGGCGATCCACGATGCGTTGAACGCCGACGGCGCGCTCACCGGCATTCTCGGCGGAGCGAAGATCTATGACGAGCCGCCGGCCCATGCGGCCTTTCCGTATGTGACGCTCGGCGAAGCCCGCGTATCCGATTATTCCGCAGGCGACGAGTCGCTGCAGGAGCATCAGCTCACCCTGCATGCCTGGTCGCGGCAGGGCGGGCATAGGGAAGCACATCTGATCGCAGGCGCGCTGCTGCAGGCGCTCGACGATGCGCCGCTCGCGCCGGACGGGCATCAACTCGTGAACCTGCGCTTCTCTCTGGCCGATATCAGGCGCGAGACCGACGGCCGCACCTATCACGCGGTGGTGCGGTTTCGCGCAGTGACGGAGCCGACTTAGCCCTCGCCCCGCATAGCGGGGAGAGGTGAAGAAAACAGCTTCAGAGGATCACACAAATGGCAGCACAAAAAGGCAAGGATCTGCTGGTCAAGATGCATGACGGCAGCACTTACGTGACGGTCGCGGGCCTGCGTTCGCGCCGCATTGCGTTCAACGCCGAGACCGTCGACGTCACGCATGCGGAAAGCGCCGGGCGCTGGCGCGAGCTGCTCGACGGCGCCGGCATCAAGCGCGCAGGCGTGTCCGGTCGCGGTCTGTTCAAGGATGCCGCGACCGACGCGCTGATGCGTCAGACGTTCTTCGATGGCGCGGTGAAGAACTGCCAGGTGGTAATTCCGGATTTCGGCGTAGTGCAGGGCGCGTTTCAGATCACCAGTCTGGAATTCGCCGGCGAGCATGATGGCGAGGTCACCTATGACATGGCGCTGGAATCCGCGGGCGAACTGACATTCGCGGCGGCTTAGGCGGAGGTGCAGCATGCCCAATCGTCATCGTGGCGAGATCGAAGCGGAGATCGGCGGCCGCAAGCGCACACTGGTGCTCACGCTCGGTGCGCTGGCCGAACTTGAAGCCGCATTCGGCGAAGGCGATCTGGTTGCACTCGCCGAGCGTTTCGCGCGCGGCCGCATGAGTGCGCGCGACCTGATCCGCATCATCGGGGCAGGTCTGCGCGGCGCGGGCGAGGGCGCGACCGACGACGAGGTTGCGTGCATGGCATCGCCGGATGGCGCGGAGGGTTATGTCCGCATCGCAGCGGCGCTGATCGAGGCAACCTTCGGACGGGCTGAGACAGCATGAAGCCGTTTCCCTGGGACGAGGCGATCGGTTTCGGGCTCGGTGTGTTGCGGCTGTCGCCCGCGTCATTCTGGGCGATGACTCCGCGCGAACTGGCGTTCGCAATCGCTGCTGTCACCGGCGCGACAACGCCGCTGCGTCGCACCGACCTGCATAATCTGATGACGAGATTCCCCGATGGCCGATGAATTCGACGATTTTGTACTGACCGACCGCGTCGACGGCCTCGACCGCTCGATGCGCACCATCGATCGTTCGATGCGCGACATCAACCGCAGCGCCGGACAGTTCGGCCGCGCGCTGTCGGATGCGTTCGCGCAGGGCGTGACCGGCAGCCGCGGTCTCGACGACGTGCTGAAGTCGCTATATCTGCGGATATCCGACATCGCGCTGCGGCTGGCCTTCAAGCCGGTGGAAAATGCTTCGACGGCAGGATTTTCCGGGCTGTATGCGGGCGGCGCCGGGGCCGGCCCGATCCAGCCCTTTGCGTCCGGCGGCATCATCGGCACCCCGACCTATTTTCCGCTCCGCTCCGGTGGCGTGGGTCTCGCGGGTGAAGCCGGGCCGGAAGCGATCATGCCGCTCGCACGTGGACCGGATGGCCGGCTCGGCGTCGCAGCCTCCGGCGGCGGGCGCGCCAGTGTCACAGTGAATATCGCGACGCAAGATGCGGATTCGTTCCGCCGCTCCGAACTCTATGTCACCGGCCAGATTGCGCGCGCGGTGGCACGCGGCCAGCGCGGGATGTGAGGCAACATGCCAGCCTTTCACGAGATCCTGTTTCCGCTCGATATCGCTCTTGGCAGCGCGGGCGGGCCGGAGCGGCGCACCGAGATCGTCGCGCTCGCCTCCGGGCGCGAGGAGCGCAACGCGCGCTGGGCGCATTCGCGGCGCCGCTATGACGCCGGGTATGGCATTAAGACCTTCGATGCGTTGTCGCAGGTGATCGCGTTCTTCGAGGAGCGGCGCGGCATGCTGCACGGCTTCCGCTGGCGCGACCGGCTGGATCACTCGTCTACAGCGCCGGGGGCGGCGGTGACGCCGTTCGATCAGCCGCTTGGTTTCGGCGACGGTGCGACCGATGCGTTTCAACTTGCGAAGACCTATGGCGGCGCGTTCGCGCCCTACACGCGGCCGATCGTAAAGCCGGTCGCCGGCAGCGTTCGGGTTGCCGTCGACGGCGTGGAGTTGGATGACGGCTTCGCTGTCGATCATGCGACTGGTGTTGTGACGCTGATCGAGCCGCCTGAGCTCGGCGATGCCGTGACGGCGGGTTTTCTGTTCGATGTGCCGGTGCGGTTCGACACCGATTATCTGGAGGTTGACCTGTCGGCCTTCGCCGCGGGGGCGATTCCGAAAATCCCGCTGATCGAGATCAGGTCGTAAGACGATGCGCATCATCCCGTCCGCTTTGCAGGCCAAACTCGATTCCGGCGCCACCACTTTGTGCCGCTGCTACATTCTCACCCGACGCGACGGCGTGATCCAGGGCTTCACCGATCACGACCGCGATGTCACGCTGAACGATGTGGTGTGCCGCGCCGACACCGGCTTTTCCGGATCGGAAGCGGTGGCGCGGCTTGGCCTCAGCGTCGGTGGCAGCGAGGTGTCGGGCGCGCTCTCGGACGATAGCCTGAACGAAGATGCGCTTGCGGCCGGGCGATACGATGCGGCGCAGGTCGACATGTATATTGTCGACTGGAGCGAACCGTCGCTGCATGTGCTGATGTCGCGCGGTCATATTGGCGAGGTGCGGCGGGAGGGGATCGCGTTCGCGGCCGAACTACGTGGGCTGGCCGATGCGCTCAATGCGGAGACCGGGCGTCTCTATACCCCGACCTGTGCGGCCGATCTCGGCGACGCGCGTTGCGGTCTAGATCTCGACGATCCGCTGTATCGCGGCGAGGGTACGGTGCTCGTGCTGAACGGGGTTTCGGCCTTCACCGCAGACGGGCTGTCGGATTTCGCGGATGGCTGGTTCACCGGCGGCCGGCTGACGTTCACGAGCGGCGCCAATGAGGGCGACGCGATGGAAGTGAAGCGCCATCGCGTGGTGGGCGGCGCCGTGATCATCGAGTTATGGCAGGCGATGGCAATGGCCGTTGCACCGGATGACACGTTTGTCGTGACCGCAGGCTGCGACAAGCGCTTCGCGACCTGCCGCGACCGGTTCGACAATGTGCTCAATTTCCGCGGCTTCCCGCATATCCCCGGCAACGACTTCCTCATGCGATACGCGCTCGATGGCGAGGCGGGCCATGACGGGAAGAGTTTGAAGCGATAGCTCGCACCGGCCTTTCACTCCCTCCCCCTGCAAGGGGGGAGGGTGGGGTGGGGGTCACTGCGCGATGAAAACCGGACCCCCACCCGACTGCCTTCGCAGGCGAAGGCAGTCGACCTCCCCCTTGCAGGGGGAGGTTAAGCACTGTGCAAGCGGCTCACTCCATGCCCATCACGCCCAACATCCTCATCGCCGAAGCGCGGAGCTGGATCGGCACGCCATACCGGCACCAGGCATCGCTGAAGGGCGTCGGCTGCGACTGCCTCGGCCTGGTGCGCGGGGTATGGCGCGCGCTGCATGGCAAGGAGCCGGAACGCATGCCGGCCTATTCGCGCGACTGGGCGGAAGCCTCGCTCCGCGAAACACTGGCCGAAGCCGGCGCGCGTCATCTGGTGCCGGTTGCGCGCGACGCCTTGCAGCCAGGCGACGTGCTGCTGTTTCGCTGGCGCTCAGGTCTCGTCGCCAAGCACGCCGCGATCCTGACTGCCGACGCGACCATGATCCACGCCCATGATGGTGCCGCGGTTGCGGAAGTGGCATTCGCGCCGTGGTGGCAACGGCGTCTTGCCTATGCGTTTCGATTTCCCGGAGTGAACTGATGGCATCGCTGGTTCTTTCCACTGCGGGCGGGGCCATCGGCGGCGCGCTGTTCGGTCCGATCGGCGCCGTTGCCGGGCGGCTGGCAGGCGCGATCGGCGGCAGCCTGATCGATCAGAGCGTGTTCGCGCCGGCCTCGACACCGGCGCGCACCCACAACGGTCCGCGGCTGCGCGACCTGGACGTCATGGTGTCGACCGAAGGTGCGCCGATCGCTCGCGTCTATGGGCGCGTGCGGGTGCCGGGCCAGGTGATCTGGGCCACCGCGCTCGAGGAGAAGGTCAAGACCCGCACCGAAACCTCAGGTGGGGGTGCCGCCGGCGGCAAGGGCGGCGCGCCGGCCCCACCGGAAACGACAAAGACGCGCACGTTCTCTTACTTTGCGAATATCGCAATCGGCTTGTCCGAAGGGCCGGTCGCGCATCTGGGGCGCGTGTGGGCCGACGGCAAGCCGCTCGATCTGTCTCGACTCAACGTCCGCTTTTATCCGGGGAGCGAGGACCAGGCCGCCGATCCGCTGATTGTGGCGAAGGAAGGCGCGGCGAATGCGCCGGCCTATCGCGGGCTTTGCTATGTGGTGTTCGAACGGTTGCCGGTCGGTCCGTTCGGCAACCGCATCCCGCAATTGTCGTTCGAGATCGTGCGGCCGGTCGGCGCGCTGGAGAAAGCGGTGCGCGCGGTCACGCTGATTCCGGGCGCGACCGAGTTCGGCTACGAGCCAGCGACCGTCACGCGCAAGCTCGGCCCCGGCAAGCATGCGCCGGAAAATCGCCACGTCGCGCATGCGCCGTCCGATGTGATCGCTTCGCTCGACGAGTTGCAGGCGTTGTGCCCCAATCTCGAACGTGTCGCGCTGGTGGTGTCGTGGTTCGGCGACGATTTGCGTGCGGGTGCATGCCGGATCAGGCCGGGCGTCGATCGCGGCAACAAGAATACGAATGGTGCGACCTGGTCGGTGGCGGGGGTGAACCGCGGCGCCGCCAATGTAGTCTCGCAGGTGGATGGGCGCGCGGCCTATGGCGGTACGCCGTCCGACGCCAGCGTGCGCAACCTGATCGCCGAACTGAAGGATCGCGGGCTCAAGGTCACGCTGTATCCGTTCGTGATGATGGATGTGCCGGCGGACAACGACCTGTCCAATCCTTACACCGGCGAAGCGCCTCAGCCGGCCTATCCCTGGCGCGGCGAGATCACCTGCGATCCGGCGCCGGGTGTCGACGGCTCGCCGGACGGTACCGTCACGGCGGGTGAGCAGGTCGATGCATTCTTTGCGGGAGATGGGGATGACGGGTGGAATTTCCGCCGGCTGATTCTGCATTATGCCGCACTTGCGGTGGAGGCGGGCGGTGTCGATGCGTTTGTGATCGGGTCGGAGTTGAAGCGCCTGACGCGCGTGCGGTCGGCCTCCGGGCTCTATCCGGCCGTGAACCAGCTCGTGACGCTTGCCGCAGATGCGCGCGAAATTCTGGGCGACGACACGATCATCACCTATGCCGCGGACTGGACGGAGTACGGCACGCATGTCGTCGATGCCGCAGCGCAGGAGGTGCGGTTTCCGCTCGACCCGCTATGGGCGTCGGCGGATATCGATGCAATAGGTGTCGACTATTACCCGCCGCTGTCGGATTGGCGCGACACGCCCGACCACACCGACCGCACACAGGCCGATGCGATCCACGAGCGCGGCTATCTCGAAGCCAACCTCAATGGCGGCGAGGGCTTCGATTTCTACTACATGGATCACAGCGCGCGCGAGGCGCAGACGCGCACACCGATCACCGATGGTCTCGGCAAGCCCTGGATGTTCCGGCAGAAGGATCTGTGGAGCTTCTGGTCGCAGCCGCATTATGAGCGCGTGGGCGGCGCCGAGCTGTCATCGCCGACCGCATGGGTGCCGCAATCGAAGCCGATCTGGCTGACCGAGACCGGATGTCCGGCGGTCGACAAGGGCGCGAACCAGCCGAGTGTGTTCCCGGATCCGAAATCGTCCAGTGGCGGTTATCCGCATTTCTCCAATGGCCGCCGCGACGACCTGATACAACGGCGCTATCTCGAAGCGGTACTGAATGTGTTCGGCGCCGATAGCGGACTCAACCCGCAATCCTTGCTCTATGACGGGCGGATGGTCGATCCGTCCGGTATCCATCTCTGGACTTGGGACGCCCGGCCGTATCCGGTTTTTCCGCAGGTCACCGATGTCTGGAGCGACGGCGCCAATTGGGAGACCGGACATTGGCTGACCGGACGGCTTGGCGCTGCCCCGTTGGACGGGCTGATGGCGACGATCCTCTCCGATGCCGGCGCACCGGGATGCGACGTGTCCAAACTCGGGGAGGGACCGGACGGCTACAGCATCGACCGGCCGATGAGCGTGCGCGCGGCGATCGAACCGCTGGCACAGGCCTTCGCATTCGACGCGACGGAGGCGGGCGGGCAACTGACTCTCCGGCCGCGCGGCGGTGTGCCTGTGGTCGAACTCACCGATGCCGGCTGCGTATTGCCGGATCGCGGCAGGCCGCTGCGGCTGACACGCGCGCAGGAAACCGAATTGCCGCGCGAGGTGTCGCTCGGCTTTGTCGATGGCCGCAACGACTATCGGCGTGGCGCTGCGTCCTCGCGCCGTCTCGTCGGTTCATCGACGCGGCTGGTGCAAAGCGATATCGCGATGGTGACGGGCGGCAAGGCCGCTGCAAGGCGCGCGGACATCTGGCTGCAGGATCTATGGGCAGGGCGGGAGAGCGCGGATTTCGCGTTGCCGCCGAGCCTGATCGCACTGACACCCGGCGACGTGATCGCGCTGACCGCCGACGGACGACGGCGCCTGCTCGAAATCCGCGACATAGTCGATACCGGATCGCGTGCGGTGAAGGCGCGCTCGATCGATTCCGAAATCTTCAACGTCCCGCTCGAGCCGGAGGTGGTGGCCGCTCCGCCGCTGCCGTCGCCGGTCGGCCCGGTCGAGGTGCGGCTCCTGCATCTGCCGGAATTCGATGCGGTCGAACCTGTGGTGCTGACGCGGGCGGCGGTGTTCGCCGATCCCTGGCCGGGACCGGTTACGATCTGGCGATCGAGCGACGGGGCGTCTTACGAACGCTCGGCCATCGCCTTCGCACCGGCCATTGTAGGCGAAACGCGCGACCCGCTGCCGAAGGGGCCGGCCGATCGCTTCGACGACGCCAATGCTGTCCGCGTCCAGCTTTATGGCGGCGAGCTTGCATCGGTGTCGGATCTTGCACTGCTCGGCGGCGCCAATCTGGCGGCCCTGCAACGGCCGGACGGCGCTTGCGAGATCATCCAGTTCGCGCGGGCCGAACTGGTCGGCGACGGCATCTATGAGATTTCACGGTTGCTGCGCGGGCAGGGCGGCACCGAATGGGCGATGGACGATCCGCTGCCCTCCGCCGCGGGCTTCGTTTTGCTGGACGAGCATGTGGTGCCGGTGGCGCGCGGCCTCGACATGCTGGGGCGGCCGCTGTCTTTGCGAATTGTCGCTGCTGAGCGAGACCATGGCGACGCAGCGGCGGTCGCGATCGAAACCGAGCCGCAAGGCGTGAGCTTGCGGCCCTATGCGCCGGTGCATCTGCGCGCGACGCGCGGCGAGTTCGGGGTTGTGCTTTCGTGGATCAGGCGTACGCGGTTTGATGGCGATTCATGGGAGGCGGAAGAGGTGCCGCTCGGTGAAGCCGTTGAACGCTACGAGATCGATATCCTCGAAGGCACAACCGTCAAGCGGGTGCTGTCATCAACCACGGCGCAGGTTCTGTATGCATCCGCCGACGAGATCGCCGATTTCGGCGCGCCGATCGCCGCGATCAGCCTGCGGGTCGTGCAGATGTCTGCGCTGGTCGGACGCGGCTATCCGGCCGAAGCGGTCGTCTCCGTGGACTGAATGTCGCGCGGCATCACGGACCATGCGCCTATCGTGCCGGGTGCGGCCGCGGCGATGTCGCGACGGATCGCATCCCAGTCGAGGTTTCGCGAAGGAACGCCGACGGCATTGACGGCGTAGATGAAGGCCGGAATGCCCCATTTCAGAAACTCGATGAAGCTGCCGTCCTGCATCGTCAGCCGGAACTTTCGCACGAACAAAAATGACACGTCGTGGATGCGGGCGATGGCCGGCAACATGATCGAGAAATCCGGTTCGCGCGGATCGGTCGGTTTGAATTTCAGCCGGTAATTGGTGAGGTGCAGCATGCCGAGCACCTTCTTCGGCGCCGAAGCGCCGAGGACATACGGCCTTCCGTCCGTGCCGCCCGCGCTCGGATGAAGCGGCAGCAAGGCGTTGGCGCCGTAGCTTCGCAGCAGCGTCTCGCCCGGCAGCAATTCCTTTCGCATCAGCAACGCTGCGGCAACGTCGTCCATCGCTTCGACCTGTTCCGTCGCGGCCATCCCGCCGCGGCACCGCCATAACGGAAAATCGACATGAGCGAAACCATCCATCTCGAGTTGCCCTATATCGCAGCGTCGCAGGCCCAGAAGCACGTGACGCATAATGAGGCTCTGCGCATTCTCGATGCGCTGGTCATGCTCAGCGTGAAGGACCGTGACTTGTCGGCGCCGCCGGGATCGCCCGCGGACGGCGATCGCTACCTCGTAAAGCCTGCAGGAAGTGGTGGCTTCGCCGGCAAGGACAACCAGATTGCCCACTTTCGCGACGGCGCCTGGACATTCCATACGCCGCGGAGCGGCTGGCTGTGCTACGTCGAGGACGAGGAATTGCCGTTGGTTTACGACGGCTCAGCCTGGGTCAGCCTGCTCGGCGACCATGCAGCCTTTCAGAATGTGACGTTGCTGGGCGTCGGTACGGAAGCCGACGGCTCTAACCCGTTCGCGGCCAAACTCAACAACGTTTTATGGACCGCACTTTATGATGCCGAAGGCGGCGACGGCAGCCTGCGTTACAAGCTCAATAAGGAAGATGTAGCAGATACGCTGTCGCTCTTGCTCCAAACCGACTGGTCCGGCCGAGCCGAAATCGGGTTGACCGGTTCCGACAATCTGCGAGTCAAGGTGTCGGCGGACGGCAGCGTCTGGAAGGATGCCGTCTCGGTCAGCAATACGAGCGGCCATGTCGGAATCGGCGGCGCCACCAACCCGGTCAACAAACTGCATGTCGGTGACGAGAATAGCGCATCGGTCTCGTCGCTGCTCTATACGGCCGATGTCATGTCGGTCTCGGCGCAGGGCGCGAATGCGGCCAGCATCAATCTGATTTCGGCGAACACGAATGCCGCATTCGCCGGATTCTTCAAGGCGACGCGGTCGCGCGGAACCCTGTCGTCTCCAGCTGCCGTTCAGACCGGCGACGATGTCTTCGCTCTTCTTGGCGTGGCAATCGACGGCACCACCTGGCGCGCGAGCGCCGGCATCACCTTCAAGGTCGATGGCACGGTCACGGACAACGTGCAGGCGCCGCAGGCGATCATCTTCGGCGCCGGCAATTCCTCCGCCACCGAACGCGCGCGCATCAACTCGTCCGGAAATATGGGCATCGGTACGGCGTCGCCGGATGAAAAGCTGACCGTTGCCGGGATCGTTGATCCAGGCGCCGACAACACATACACGATCGGCAAGTCCGGCCGTCGCTGGTCGGCCATATGGGCGGCGAACGGCACGATCCAGACCTCCGATGCGCGCGACAAGCGCGATGTCGCGGCCTCTGATCTTGGCCTCGATTTCATCATGGCGCTGCGGCCGATCAGTTATCGCTTCGCCATCGGCGGCAATGAGGAAGTCATCGAGACGGTCGAAGTCGAGGCGGAAGAGTATGTCTATGGCGAGGAGCAGCGAACCGTTGTCGTTGTCGATGTGGTCAATGGCAAGGCGGTGCGCAGCGAGCGAGTCGAGACGGTGCGGGTGCCGCTGTTCGATGACATCCCGGTTGTCGACGAGGCGGGAAGGCCGGTTTCCGATCCGGAGGGCACGCCGCAAGTTCTCCGGGTGCCGCGCGTCGACACGGTAACGCGCGAGCAGCAGATCGTCGGCTATCGTGAAAGGCCGGGCCGCCGCCGCCATTATGGCCTGTCGGCGCAGCAGGTCCGCAAGGTGCTGGACGATCTCGGCGTCGAGGACTTTGCGGGATGGGTCAAGACCGATCCGGACGATCCGGCCAGCGACGAGGCGCTGCGCTACGACCAGTTTATCGCGCCCTTGATCCGCGCGGTGCAGCAACTGACCGAGCGGGTCGCAGCGCTGGAAGCGCGGCAGCGATGACGAACAACGCGCCGAACCGTCGACCGGATTTCTATCGGATGACTGCCACTAAGGCTCCCGTTGTCGGCCGACGCCGCTATACGAGAATCCGTATTTGGCGACTTCCTCCGGCGGGTAAACGTTGCGAAGGTCGACCATCACCCTCTTGTTCATCGCGGACCCGAGTGCGTTGAGATCGAGGGCGCGGAACTGCTCCCATTCGGTAACGATGACGGTGACGTCCGCACCCTGGGCACAGTCATAGGCACTTTCGGTATAGGTGACGTTGGTCAGGACGTCGCGCGCCTGCTCCATGCCTTCAGGATCGTAGGCGCGCACCTGTGCGCCCATGTCCTGCAACGCGGTGATCAGCGGGATCGAGGGCGAGTCGCGCATGTCGTCGGTATTGGGCTTGAAGGTGAGGCCGAGCACCGCAACCGTTTTGCCGCGCAGGTTTCCGCCCACGGCGGCGAGCACCTTGCGTGCCATCGCGCGCTTTCTCTGATCGTTGACCGCGACCACGGTTTCGACGATGCGAAGCGGCGCCTCGTAATCCTGCCCGGTCTTGATCAGAGCGAGCGTATCCTTCGGGAAGCAGGAGCCGCCGAAGCCCGGCCCGGCATGCAGGAATTTGCCGCCGATGCGGTTGTCGAGCCCGATGCCGCGCGCGACTTCCTGCACGTCGGCGCCGACTTTTTCGGCCAGATCGGCCATCTCGTTGATGAAGGTGATCTTGGTCGCAAGGAAGGCGTTGGCCGCGTATTTGATCAGTTCGGCGGTGCGGCGCTCGGTATACATGATAGGTGAACGGTTTAGATAGAGCGGGCGATAGATCTCGGCCATCACCGCTTTCGCGCGCTCGTCCTGCGTGCCGATCACGATCCGGTCGGGATGTTTGAAGTCGCGGATCGCAGCACCTTCGCGCAGAAATTCCGGATTCGAAACCACGGCGAAATCCGCGACGGCGCGGGTCTGGCGCATCACGCGCTCGACCTCGTCGCCGGTACCGACCGGCACCGTGGACTTGGTGATGACCGCGGTGAATCCGTCGATCGCTTGCGCGACCTCGCGCGCGGCATCGAATACATAGCTGAGATCGGCGTGACCATCGCCGCGCCGGGACGGCGTGCCGACCGCGATGAACACCGCATCGGCCTCTGCTACCGGATCCTTCAATTCGGTGGTGAAGGAGAGCCGGCCCTGGCGCGCATTGTTGCCGACGAGTTCGGCCAAGCCGGGCTCGTAAATCGGCATCTCGCCCCGCTTGAGTGCGTCGATCTTGCGGGGATCCTTGTCGACGCAAACCACCTGATGGCCGAAATCGGCAAAGCAGGCGCCGGAGACGAGGCCCACATAGCCCGAGCCGATCATCGCAATGCGCATGCACCCCTCCGAAACGGCGGTGGCTGCGCGGACTTGCGAGCGCCCCGCTCGACGCAAGCCCTGTAACGGCGGGGCGGCGCTTAGGCAAGCATCGCCGCGTCCGCTGCGCGGGTCAGTCCCGTACGCCATGCCGCTTTCACCAAGCCGTCACAAACCCTCGAAGGTCAACGCATGACAGACAGTCATCACGGCGCGCCGTTGCGCGCCTTTCTCATTCATGGGCTGGCCGGTGGCCGGCCCTTTTACTTTTCCGGGGGGCTCGACGTGCTTGCCCGCAAACTGAACGCGCAAGGTGTGTCGGCCAGCGTGCATGCGCAGGGCTCGTTCCTGCGTCCTTACGGTGAGGTCGGCGCCATTGTGGCTGCCGCGCGCACGGCGGCCGGCAAGGGCGCGCGGCCGGTGCTGATCGGACATTCGATGGGCGCGGATGCTGCCCTGAAAGTTGCGGCCCAGCTCGAGGCCGTGCGGATCGCGGTGCCGCTTGTAGTGTGTTTCGATCCGACCAGCTTCCGGCTTCTGTTCGGCCCGCCGCCGGTCCCGGCGAATGTCGCGCGGGCTCTCTGCTTCTATCAGAAGGTCAGTCCGCTCGGCCGGGGCATTCTCAAGCCGGCGCCGGGCTTCAAGGGCACGCTGATCCAGCAGCAGGTCGCGACCATCCACAGCGCGGTGGATGACGATCCCGCGCTTCATGCCCGCGTCTTCGCCGAGGTGACGGCGCTGCAGCGGCCGGCCGTCTGATCCGCCAGGCCCGGCCCATTCAACGCCGCGCGATCTTGCGCGGCTTTTTCTTTTCAGGAGACCACCATGGCAGCGGCCAATTACGATCGCTCGCTCGCCCGCGTGCTGAAGCATGAGGGCGGCTATACCAACCATCCGTCGGACCCGGGCGGCCCAACCAATTTCGGCATCACGATCCACGACTATCGCCGCTACATCAAGGCCAACGGCACGGCCGCCGATGTGCGCAACATGCAGCTTGCCGATGCCGCGAAAATCTATCGTGCGCGCTACTGGCATGCGCTGCGCTGCGATGAATTGCCGGCGGGGCTCGATTACGCCGTGTTCGATTACGGTGTGAATTCCGGCATCGGACGGGCGGCCAAGGTGATGCAGCGCCTCCTCGGGATCGGGCAAGGCACGAGCATGACCGATGCGGTGATCGCGGCCGTGCGCAAGGCCAATGCGACGGCGCTGATCGAAAAGCTCTGCGATGAGCGGATGGCGTTTCTGAAAGGCTTGCGGACATGGCCGGTCTTTGGGGCCGGCTGGAGCCGGCGCGTCGCCGAGGTGCGGCGCGATGCGCTGGCGATGGCGAAGGGCGCGGTGGTCGCGCCGTCGTCATCCACTGCGGCCAGCGGCAAAGCGAACCTGCCGGCACCGAAGACCGCGCGTGCCGCGACCGCGGCCGGCGCCGTTGTCGCAGGCGCGGGTGCCGCGCAGGCCGCCGCTTCGTCTGGAGCATCATGGGCCAACATCGCCGCGATCCTTGTTACCGGCGGCTTGCTGGCGGTCGCCGGCTGGATCGGCTGGACGCTGTGGCACAGGCACAGGCAGAACGCGCCGGCCCTGGCCGCTGCTGGATCGGGCGTCCTGCGAGCCGCGCTGGCGTCGCTGCGCGAGCGTCTTAAGGGTTGGCGCACGGTGATCTTCGGCGGCGCCATCACGCTTGCAGGCACCGCGCTCGATATTCTCGGCGCGTTCCAGCTCGTCGATATCTCGCCGCTGCTGCCGCCGGAGCATGCCCTCAAGATCATCGCCGTCATCGGCGTGGTGACGGTGGCGCTGCGGCTCGTCACCACCGGCCGGGTCGGCAGCAAGGATTGCTGAGATGATGACGGCCGTTATGTTGAAACTCGTGGGGTGGCTCGGCGGCGGCGCACTCGACGCACTGCTCGGCCGGGTCGCCGATCTCCTGCAGCGCAAGGCGAGCGACGACCTCGCGCGCTACCAGACCGGCGTTGCGGCCGACACTCAGATCGCTCTTGCGCAAGTCAATGCACAGATCGAGGCGCGCAAGGAACAAGCGAAGCTGATCCAGGCCGACCGCGGCTGGTGGGTGACGGCCTGGATCCGCCCGCTGATCGTCTATCCCTGCGTCATCCACTTCGGCGCGATCGTGCTGGACTCCACCTTCCGCTTCGGCTGGGGCATCGCAAAGCTGCCGCCGCCCTATGACGGCTACGAGCAGGCGATCATCCTGTCGTTCTTCATCGCGCGGCCGTTCGAGAAAGTGGCGCGGGTGTTCGCGGCGGGGCGGGGATAGCGATGGACGTGAACATATCTACCGAGATTGCACGTTTGCGCTGGCATCTTACGGCGCTGCGTTTTTGAACACGCCATGCTTCGACATGCGCGTGCATTGCGGAGCACGAAGTACGATCCGGATCAGCCTCGCGTCCCGGCGGGCAATTCCGACGGAGGACAATGGACCAGTGACCATGGAGCGGTAGACTCGGAGGTGTCGGGAGCGCGCCGGACCTCTCGCGGTCTTGAAGCGGAGTGCTATCTTCAATACAGCAAGGACATATTCCAGTGCAGAATGGTCGGATTGCCATCGTGCTACGCACAGGCATCGCTGCGTTATGCGAATTGCCTCGCCGGCGCGCCCATTCCTCCACTGAATTACTGAGGCCGATCGATGATTGCGACCAGGAGTCTAAAGCTGCAGCGAGACAGTGGTGCCGTCGAAATCCAGATCCGGATTTTTGCGCCTGAAGGCGAGGGTCGCGAATGGTCCTGTCGATACGAAATTGACTGGCCGGAGGGGACGCAAATTATGAGGGCGTGGGGGGTCGATTCCGTTCAGGCAATCCTGCTTGCGTTTCAGATGATCGGTGCGGACATTTACACCAGCAACTATCACCGGTCTGGCAGGCTGATTTTCAAGGAGCCCGGTCAGGGCTACGGCTTTCCGGTGCCCGCGGGCCTCCGCGACCTGCTGGTCGGAAACGACCGCACCTATGGAGCATAG